ATAACTTATTCACAATGACATTTCGTCAATCCGAGCATCATCAACGATCTTGATTCCAAATGTGCCACAGCTCATGCATTGTGCAAACCATTCATGCTCTGTTAATTCTGCACCTTTCTTGAGTCCGTGGCGTTGCTTTGGCTTTCCGTAAAGCTTTGAACAGATCGAACAATCAAATTGCAGGATGTGCATAATTGCTCCTCATAAGTGTTTCGATTGGTTGCAGATTGATTTGTGGCACGCTCCAATTGTTTTGTGATGCGTTTCGGTAGCGTGGTTTTTTAGCTACGGCCACGGGCATCCAGCCAATAATGTGCATCTTGGGTGTGTTGCCTGTAACCAATACGGCAATGTCTCGGTCATGGCGATCTGAATCCTGAATCCATAAATTGCTGGCTGGATTGGCTGACCATTTGACTTCGATGTGTTCGCCCACATCGGCCTTTGACTTATCCCATGTGATGCCCGGTGTGTACTCATAACCCAATCGCTTGGCCACGAATAACTCAGCTGCCATTGATTCGCCCATCTGTGCCACATACTCAAACCACGAAAGGTTTTTGACAATGCGTGAGTTGTGATCAGCTGATCGATCATGACAATGTTGGATGGCTGCAATCATGCATTGCACTTCTTCAATGCGATCTATCATCGGCAATCACCACAGAACCAAATGATGTTGTCTTGCTTGTCATAGCCTTTTTGGTAGCCGAAATGATCCAATCGCCTTAGCTGTGAGCATTTGTCGCATTGCTCAATTTTGTATTCCTCAATGATTTCGCCATTGCACATCAATCGCGCTTTCATCTCTTGTGTATAGATGATCTCAACATAGTCGCTCATACTTGTGGCTCCCATGTTCCTGTGCTGCGCAAGACATACCAACGCGGTGTGCATTGCTTCTCTTTGATTTTCTCGCTGCAAAAGTAGCCGCCCCATGATTTGGGTGCATCTGGCTTGCTTTGATTCCAGCGCATTGATCCGTGGAAACACGATGGCACGGCATCAGCTGTCCATGCAGAATCGGCTGATGATCCAAATGTTGGTGTGCCAGCTTGCTCAGCTTCGACCGCTGTTTGATAACTCGGCACATCGCCATGTTTGGTTGTCCAATAGTCATAGTCGGCTGCCGGTGTTTCGCTCTTAACTAAAGCCATCACCTCTTTGGTTGCCTTTTCGGTGTTGCCCATAACCAAGGCCATCACGCGCATCAAAGCTGATGTGCAAGTGTCCTCAATCATCCAGCGTTTCATTTTGTCTGGATAAGCTGCAAGATAGCCGTATGCATAATCAATGCCAGCTGGATCGATTTCGGTTTGATTGCGAAATGCTTTTGCTTGTACAAGGACATAGCCTTTTTCGGCATTGAATTCAATAATGTGCGATTCCAACCTACCTTGCGGAAATGTGGCAATCCAGCGGTCTGTGCGCTCTTTGTTGCCTTCGTATCCATCCATAAAAGAGGCCATCATTTGACCTTCCGATCAGCTGATACAGCATGGCGTGCTACGGCTCGGCCTCTTGTATAGCCTTGTCGCTCGCCTTCCTTAAAACCTACCGAATAGGCCATGACAGCCCAAAAGGCTCCAGCAATCAAACACATGATTACAATTGATGCTTCGTTCATTGTATTGCTCCCGATTCGGGAACTACTGTGCTTCGCTCCCAAAAGAGAGAGTGACAGGATAAGCAGACAAATTCAAGAATCACGCTCAAATCATGGCGTGTCGCTACCGCCTAAACGCCTCTCAATGCTTTTTTCATATTCTGATTTTGTGGTTTTATCTTTAAGGCCATTAGATGCCAAAACCCCACCCAATGACCCGGTGAGAAAGATCGCCAATGTTTTAAGCAGATCAATGAAAGCTGCATCATTGGGAGCTTGTGCTCCAATTGGCTGTGTCACAAAGATCAATGCGTAAGTGATGCCCAAAGTGACAATAAGAAACACAATGGCCAGCACCGAGCCAATGAGAAACATGAGCCGTGCTTTGATGTCCTCTTGGCTTAATCGCTCTTTACTCTTGGAAGGCATTGCCTATCAAATCCTCTGTACAAGTGCCAGTCACCTTGCATTGAGGTTTCTGGCAATCTTTGTTTTCCCAATTTTCATGCTCTTGGCATGGGTATCTGACCCAACCATCATAACCACACCCGGCAAGGCTTAGCGAAAGGATCAAAGCTAAACCTGCCGCGCGTAGTTTCGGGATCATTTCCCCGTTGATCCGAAAGCTTTGTCAGCTGGATTTAACCAGCGCAAAATTACCGGCACAACAGCTGCCACGCCACCCATCGCCATTGCCTTGATGTCTCCACCGGCCATGTACACGGCCAAAGCTGCTGCTATGTATGAGCGCGCCCATGATGCTGCAATTGCTTTTGCTTGCTCCATTATTCTTCTCCTTTTGGTCGATCCGGTAAATCACCGGAAAATGGCTCATAAGTTGGTCGGCCGTAACCGATAACAAATGAGCGTGCTCCCAAAGTTCTTGATTTGACCATGACCTCGCCACCATTGCGCTGGCTTCCTGATCCGCCTGATGTGTTGCCTTCGATGGTCACGATCTGTTTTTCCGATGCTCGGATTACCAAGCCAATGTGATTGATCGTTTCTTTGTCATCAATGATGAAATCAAAGAAAACAAAGTCACCAATTTTTGGCGTTGTGTGCCATTGCTTCGTTTTCTTAAATGCCTCAGCTCCAGCTCGCGTGCTTACAACATTTGGCACTTTGACCCCGGCTTGATAAGCACACCAATTGAGAAACGAGCCACACCATGGCAGCTTGTCGGCTTTCATAAATTTGCCGTACTTGGTCTCATTGTTGCCTGTTTCAATTGTGCCCACCTCAGCGAGCGCGACCTGAATCAAACGCGGCAATGTGCCTTGTGGAAAGTTACTCATCGCCCGGAATCATCGGTGTGGATTGTTCCGCTTGCTGGCGGTCGTATTCTGCCTTTGGCATTGAAGTAAACTCTCCGTTGCCTCTGTCAATAATTGCGTGTTCTTCTTCAATACCCGCACCACTTGTAACTTTAATAAACTCTACATTATTCATTTTACAACTCCGCGCTGGCTGCAAAATAGCCGTTGATGTTATTGTCGTTGATTAAGTAATAAGGACGATACTGTGTCAATCCTGATAAACCAGTAGCCGCAACATTTGCAAAATTAAAACTAGATTCAATTTGGCTATAAGTTAAAGTCGTAACTGTTGAACCACCTGTTCCTGGCTGATTTACTTGCAAATTAGCGAACTCAATAGAACTCGGTGTTGCTCGCATAGTTACAGGTAAAACAACATTAAATGATGCGCCTGTCGTTAAATAAGCCATACCAAAAGCAATGTGTCCGTAAGCACGACCACTTGCATTTCGATAGTAGTATCTCTGGCAGGCGCTAAGTTCTCCTTGAAATGTTCCCGCATTGGTGCGATATGGTAAAGCGACACTTCCCACATCTAACTGCACACCTGTTACCTCAAAGAAATCTGCCGCACCTGCTGTGCCTGTAGGCGTGCCATAAATCTGAACTGCTATTTCTGTTGCTGATGTTGCAACTGTTCCCGTAACTGTAAAGCGTTGCCAAGTAGTTGTTAGAGTTGCAGACCCATCTAACGGAATTGCCGCGCCTGTGTAAGAGGCTTGATTTTCATCTGTGCCAGTTCCCGACCAAAGACGAAAACCCATAAAATTGGAAGTTGCAGAATAATTTGCACCTCTGCGAGCATACAAAGACAAAGTGACAGTTTTACCAGCAAAAGGAATTGAGTTTATTGTTTCCATACTTTGACTTAATACAAAAGCCACTACAGAAGTTGAACCTGCGGTTCTTTGCATCCTTAAGCAATATTGAATAGAAGGTAAATTAGTCGTGTCGTTGGTATTTTGACGAGATGCTGTCGCTGCACTATTGGCAAAAGAATACCAGCGGTCTGCAACATAACTATTAGAAGTTGGCACAATAGATGTTCCCCGCTGCCACACTTGCATTGCTGAATTTAGAACTGGATTGGATGCGCTTGGCGTTGCGCTGTATCTAAGTCCGACCGAAGCGGAACTATCTGCTACAATTTGCTCCCCATTATTGCCGACAGCCAATCTTGCTGGTGTGTCGTTTGCACTAGCTGCGATGAGATCGCCTTTAGCATCGACAATAGAGTTTTGGATCGCGTTAGCATCATCTGATGTGACCCATTTGAAATCCATGTCTGTGTTGCTATTTTTGGCCAACACTTGATCGGTTGTGCCACCTTTAAGATCGGCCAACGATGTATCGACCGCCTGACCAAATACCTCAAAATCAGCTGGCAAATCCGTGACCAAATCTGTCGGTGTGGGCATTTGCCAGTTAAAATTCGATGTCGGGTTTGCCATTTTTTCTCCTTACGCTACGACTAACGCATCAGCCCAATCTAGGCTGCCGCTGATTGTGTTCCATTGTTCTGCAATTGCGACATCTTGCCATTGCATGGCTTGCAATGAAAATGCCAATGGGGAAAGGATAGCCGTGACCGAAACGCTGTTGTATGCGGCACGCCATGTCCAACCTTCGACAAAACCAAGGTATGTGCCAGCTGCCATGTTCAACGGCAAATCATTGATGCGCAATGGCAACCCCATGAAAATGTTGATTAATGCATCCCGGTCAGCATCATCAATTTCTGGGTTGGTCAGCTCAAAAGTGATTTGATTAAAATTGGCCTGTGGATAGGCTCTTAGCGTTAAATAAAAAGCAGCTTGATCCCCGGCATCGCTGGCATTTTCAATTGTGGTAGTGATGATTTGCGCTAATTTGCCATAGAGGCCAATCGATGTTGCATCAGAATCCACAACCTCATTGTTGGAATTGTTGCCGTATTTCAACACAATTTCGTTCCGGATGTCACCAGCGCGAGTCTGGATCGATAGCGAATCGGCTAAAGCCTGAGCAGCTGAAAGATCGGTGTATCCGTTGGCCGCCAAATAAACCGATCTATGCGTGCTGTCAGCATATGAAATTTGCCCCAATGCGTTTTCGTAAATGTAACCCAATCCGGATGTTGCTAAAGCTGAAACTAATGAATAAACATTGATCGTTGATGAACCACGATTGGCCAACTCGTAATTGCCTGGTGTATCAATCTCACCCAATCCCGTGTTTTGGGCATCTTGCCATTGCTCTGTTGGATCATAGGTTGCCCATTGCAAAGCTGCCGGCACTTCGTTCCATGAGTTGATCAACAGATCAGTCAGAATCGTGAGAATCTGATCCCCATCAAAATCTTTAGCCAACACACCTTCGGTTAATGCTTTTGGCAATCGTGACAAAGCTCCCAAAGCTATGATTTTCACCGATTGATTGATGCCAATCACACCAGATGCCGCAATTCCAATGTCAAACTCCACGACTGTGCCGCCAAAAATTGGCACAAATGTAGCTGTGGAATCTTGCAATTCAATAGTCACCGCATCATTGATTTCAATATCAACGATTGATTGATCAAGGTTAATCAGCTCTAAATTGACATATCCGGCATTGGCTTGCTCATAAATGTTTGTCCGACCCGATGTGATTGTAAGGTTTGCCAAAGTGTAATTTGTGTATGTTGTTCCACCAATAATCACACGCCAAATTGGATTGAAAACACTCATGCAATTACCAAGTTTGTTGCGCCATTTGTACCGCGATAAAATGAATTGTTGATCGTATCAACAAGAGCACGCGCCGTGCCTTCGGGATCGGTTGCTATTCCATTAAAATTGACAGTCACATTTGGTTTTGTTGATGCCGCCAAAATGCCAGCAAGAGTGTTGGTATTGACACCGGATGTGCCAAAAGCAAATGGTTGATTGGAAGCTGCCATTACCCCGGCCAAAGTCGTTGTGCCGCTTGTAAAATTATCAAAAGCTCCAGCAACATCATCAACGACCTTTTTGGTGTCTTTTGCAATCTTTGTTACCGCGCCGCCTAGTGATCCGCCCGTTGAGCCGCCACCAGTCGTGCCACCAGTTCCCCCGGTCAATCCGCTTCCCGTTGCGCCACCACCGGTTGATGATCCTCCACCGGATGTAAAACCACTTGGCAATGACGAAGCTGGCACAGAAATGCCACCTGTAGAGCTTGATCCAGTTGATGAGCCAATTTTTGAAATGGGTGAAATGTCGGCACCCGGCTTAATTAAGTTAAAACCACGAATTCCAATATTGACCAAATCGATTGCGGTATTGATTAAACCGCGTAAAGCTCCAACCACATTTGCCATGATGTTTAACACAACGCTGGCTACATCGCCAACCACGCTGAAAGCTTTGCCAATAACATTGCCAATGATTGGAGCGGCAGCTTTGATGACATCAAAAAAGGCTTGAAATTCATCTTTGTTTTCAATAACAGTTTTTTTGATTTTGTCGAAAGCTGATCGGAAACCTTCAAAAATGGGTTGCACAAAACCTTTGATGCCATCAGCCAACGATGTCAATGTGCCATCCATTCCACCGGATTTTTTGCCAAAAGCATCAGCAACTTGTTGAACAATTGGGATGACCTTTTCTGAAAAGAAATTGGCCAATTGTAAAACTACCGGCAAAAGTGCCTGACCAATTGTGGTTTTGGCATTTTCTAATTGAGCTGTAAGGATGCGTGTTTTGTTGGCTAGACCATCGCTGGTGCGCTCAAAATCGCCTTGTGCAGCTGATGTTTGCTTGTAAATTAAAGCTTGAGCTGCCAATACTTTTTGCTGTGGTGTCAATGCATTTTTGGTTGTGCTGATGATTCCTAATTCCAAAGCGGCTTGGCGCAATGAAGCATCATCAAGTAAAACGCCATAAGCTCTTAAAGGTTCTGCTTCGCCTCGTAAAGCTGATCCAATTGCATTGATCGCTTGCTCTGGTGATGTGTTGTTGAAAGAGGCCAAATCTGATGATAATTTTACAAAGTCAATTGAGAATTTGCTTAGATTTTCACCGCTTAATCCGGCGGATTTACCAAATGTGGCAAATGTAGCTGCGGCATCCAATGCCTGTTGCTTTGTCTGGCCTAACGATGCTGCCGCGCCATCTGCAAATTTCTCAATGTCTTTGGCTGATTTACCGAATAAAACATTGACTTTTGAGATTGTTTCACCCAAGTCGCTGGCAGCCTTAACAGCATCCACGCCAATTTTAATTGCCATGGCACCAGCTGCGGCAGCAACGGCAGCAAAAGCCAATGCCGCTTTTTTGCTAAAGTCACCAATCTTGCCGGCGAAACCATCGACATCTTTTGATCCTACATTGAGGCTTTGCTTGAGTTTATCTACATCAGCCAGAATTGAAAGCTTGAGTGTTCTTGATTG